GAAAAAACTCCACCCCAAAGTCAACCAAAACTGGGACTTTTTCTCCTGACGGGGCGATTACATCAACTATTAGGTCTAAACCTGGTTTATTTTCAGAAACAAACTTTTTAAATTCTTGTGAATCTTTAATTGGTAAATTTTGAATAAATTGATATAACGCCATCTGGTCTCTTTGACCATCGACAGATTTTATCATCATTTCAAGTTTTTTAGTATTAAGTGGTGAAACAGTTGTTCCACCTAATTCTTTGATATTCTGTAATTCCTTTTCTTGAGCATTTGTTAAAAAATTAAATGTTACATTTTTCTTAGAAATTGGTAACATATATGAATACTCACCATTTGAGTCAGCAACTAATTTAAATTCTTTAACCTTTAAAACTGATAGATCCAAGGTAGCTTCAAATGATTTTTTTGTTGATGGATCTGTTAATGTTAAACTATATTCTGTACCAAATGCTGTATTTCTTAAAAAGATTAAGATTGCCTGTTTATCTTCCTCAACAAGATCATCAAAGCTAAGATCTTTATCTAATATCTTTCTTTTTAACAATTCATCAACTACCGTTTCAGATTGTATTAAATTTGGTGACATTAGAATATTTTCATCAGCAGCTGTAAGATAAGCTACTCTTAATGTTTTCTTTCCGTTGGAATAGTGTACACCTTGTGATGGTAGAGATACCACATCATATGCAACCATTGGGTTAATATTATCCATAATAAATTAAATTAGTTTGTATTAATATAAGTATAATTTATTAGAAAATCAATGGGTTATATAAAACGTTCCACATGGAACAAAAAATCCACCACCCAAAAGGGATGATGGATTTAAATAAATCTATTTTAAAATTAATATTAGTATACTTGGATACATCTATCCATTCTCAATTCAGCATCAATTGTTGCTAATTCATCTTGAGAATAGTTCAAATCACCAAAGTTTAAACTAGTCAGAAAACAACCTTCAAGAATCCATTTTTCAACTACTACCCCTGTTGGATCTAACATTTCTAATTCTACATTCTTCTTATAACCAGCGGCGTAGCCCATTCTACCGGTTACGGATTCAGCATGAAGACGGAACCATTCCATAAGAGCTTGAGATGCTGAAGGACCAATTGGATCTTTAAATGTAACCTTAATTGGGTCCCAAGTAAATCTACCAGCTACATATGTTGAAGTATTTAAAAATGGAATTTCTGTTGAGTTAATTTTAGCACTAGGACGAGCAGTAGATGTTACATACCATTCGTTAATACCTAAAGATGAAGGGAATCTTAAGATAAACCTATTTTTACGTTTCGGTTCATATGGAACCGGCATTTTCATTAATAAATCTGCCATTGTTTTTGTGTTATATTGTTTTGTTTATTTCTTTCCTATAAATATATCAATAAGTGAAATAAAATTTATTTTCCCAAATAGTTGTTTTTTTCATTTTTTTTCCTTAGCTTTTTGCTACTGACTTACTAAAATACTAATATTCTAATATTACTAATCTACTAATATACTAATATTCTGGTATTTCTAATGTACTATTATACTGGTTTTCTAATAATTCTGATATACCAATATACTGATATTCTTATATTCTAATAATTCTAATTTACTGATATTCAATATAATAAATAAAAAATGGGGAGGTTTTTAGCCGTCCCCATTCTTATTTCTATTGTAATATTAGATATTTTCAAAAGAAGCACCAGTTGGTGTAATAACAAATTCTACATCAATAAATTCCAATGCTCTTGTAGGTTTGATATAAATTTTACCCCTTAATGTGTTTGCATCAATATCTTCTGGATCATTTGATACACTTACACGGAAGTCATATAAACCTCTTTCTTTCTTAATTGATTCAAGAATTGGGTTAACCAATCTTAAGAATTCTTGTCTAACTTGCTCATCGTTTTGTTCAAACAATAATCTTACAGCTACAGCAGAAATTAATTTTCTTGCTCTTAACAATAATCTTCTAACGTTGATTCTATCTAAAGCTGATTCTCTAACTTGTAATGTTTTGTTACCCCAGATAATGGTACCTGTATCAGAGAATGTTGCGATAGGGTTAATTCTAGCTTTGTAAAGATCATCTCTTTCATCAAGAGTAAGTTTCTTTTGCGCTTTAATAGCATTAACAAGACCTCTTGAGTAACCAGCGACTGCGAACCAAGGATAAGAAACGTTATCTGTTAATGCAATGTTCTTCAATACTTCACCTGTTGGTGGTATAAAAAGCTGTGTTGCGTTATCAGTATCTCTTACTTGAATCCAAGGCCAGTAAGTTGCAGAATAGTTACTATCAAGACCTAAATCATCTAGAGATGATATTGTTTCATCCGCTGTTGTGTAGTTAGGTGAGTTAATGATATATAATGAATCCGCTCTATCATTCTCAATAATATCAATCGCTTGATTTACTAAAGAACTATGATTATTCCAATCAATACCTGGTGTTGCAAATAAGTTAATATCTACAGCTTCAGGGTTTGCGTATGTTTCAATACCTTGTAAGAACGCATAGTAGTCTGAGTTTCCAACAGTGCTACTAAATACACCACCATTTCCAGTGTGACCACTTACATATGTTGATTTACCAAAGATAAAACCATCACCGTTTGTTCTGGTGTTTCTATAAATGTCCCAACCATCAAAACCACCAAACATAGGTAATGTAAATTTACGGAATGGTGTTGTTGCTAATTTACCTTTACTAACACCCTCTAAATCATATGGTGTTGTCTTGTATAAATAATGGCCAGTTAAACCAGTAATTGATGCTGCATTTACTGATAGGTGGAAACCAAATGTTGCTCCAGCAGCATTACTACTTTTGAATTTCAACATATCTCTATCATATTCAAAATGATTATCAGTAGAAAAACCTAAAGTTACTTTTTTAACTTTATCACCGTTTGTTGTGTTTGGATTTCCACTTGCATCATAATATAAAACTTCACCAGCATCATAATATTTTGTTTTATAACGAATCTCCCCAATTTCTGATCTTGTTGTAACACCTTTAAAACCAGCTGGGATTGCATCTGTTGGATGTTCGTCAGCTAAAACTAACATAACATACTTAGATCTCAATTCGTATTCACCATCTGATGTACCGATCTTTCTTCCTATGTAACCAGGTAAATCTGGATTCATTGTACATCTTGTAAATTTCTCTAAAACAACTGGATTTGCATCTGTATCATTAAAGTCACGAACAAGAACATCAAATTCAGCGGTATCAATATCAATATTTGCTATTGTAATTTTAACTTCATAGTTAGAAGCATCACCATCTGATACAGTTAAGAAACTAAATAGGTCGAAAACTTTTCCACCTCTAACTTCAGAAACAATCATTGATGATCCAGCCATATCCCATTGTGTAACAAAGTTATCACCTTCTGTTAAAACACTTTCATCTGTACTTAAACCTCTGATTAATCCTTGTTCAAATAAGTTGTTTACTAAATTTGGATAAACTTCATGAACATAAACTGGATATTCGTTTTTATCCTTATCAAAAACATCAGTACCAAGTATTTTGGTGATATATTTTGAAGATGAAGTATCAAACGAACAGTTAAAGCTATGTGCTATTGATCCAATATCGGTAACAGATAAATTAAATTCTGATAATGGATTTGAATCAATTGTTGCACCAGTAATTTGAACCGCTGTTGATCCAGTTACTCTATGTACAAGAGCATTTGATACATATGATCCTCTAGATCTTAATAAACATACTGTTCTACCAGCATAATCAGCATTTAATGATGCTGAATATTTGTATCTTGTTACACTAAATGAAGATGAACCAGTTAAAACAAATAGGTATGAGTACACACCATGAATTGTTGAATCTGTTGATCCACTTTTCACAAAATAGTTATTGTACCAATTCTTGTTAGCATTACCAATTGGTGATAATAATTGTGTTCCAGTTAAACCGCTCGTTGCAGATGCTGGTACCGTACCAATTGTAAACCACTCATTAATAGCATATGCTCCATTAGAATTTGAACCAGCAATTAAATAATCAGTAATTGAAGTTCCTTCTGTTGAAGTTTTACCAGAAAGTTCAGCATAAAATGTTGAACCAGTTATTGTTGATAAAGAGGTAGGGTTTAATGTGCTACCACTTGTTGTTGGTGTGCTAGTTAAATCAATATTAACACCACCTAATGTTTTAATTCCATAGGTTTTTCCTGGTTTATAACCAGTTAGTCCTAAAACCCTAGTTACAAACAATTGATTTGATTCTTGTAAATATGATTTAGCGACATATGGAAGTTCATATTTAGGGTTACCATCTCCGTATTTTACTGGGGTAGTGGTACCAAAATATGTTTTGAACTCGTCAAAATTAGAAATCAAAATTGGTTCGAATGCTGGACCTTTTAAAGTCTCACCCACTAGACCCAATGTTGTAACTCCAACGCTTTGCGCTACGAATGTTAGATCCTTCTCTGATGTGTACACACCCGGAGACACGAATACTCTGTTTGAATTTGCCATTGATAAATGTTTGGTTAAATAATTTTATTCTTACCAAATAAATATCTTTGTTTTCAGCAAAGATTTCTCAAATTTTCTGTATTTAGATAGTAATTTATCCTTTTTTATCATTATTTATCTTTACACATGGAAAACAAAACTAAAAACGTAAAAATCGGTGAAAAACATCACGAAATGCTTAAATCTTATTGTGATAAGAAAGGATTAAAAATTTATAAAATTTTAGAAAAATTAATAGAGGAGGTTTGTAAGCCTAAAAAAACCGATCTTTATGGTGAAGATTAGTAAAGATAATTTATACCAATCCTAGAACCAAGAACTGGGGGAGCCGTTAAAGTTATCTCATTTTCACCAGTAATATTATAACCGGTACCCTCTTCGTCAGCAAGACCATTAATATCTACAGTTACCACACTGTTAATTGCGTTCATTGTTGTAAAAACTAATGTTGAACCATCATATATGCTATGTTCTGTTGTAACTTGGATTGGTTTACCATAATTGTCGATAAACACACTGTTTCTACCTTTAAAGTATGTTATTGTCACAACACTACCCTCATATGGTGCTTCTGGGAAGGTAATCTTGGATGTACCAGCTATATGGAAGAAGTTAACGTCTCTTTCTTGTAATATACCATTAATGGTGACGTTAAATAAAATACCAATACTTTCACCAACACTGAAAGCCGTTTGCATACCATCTGCGTTAAATGACGCAACTGTTATATCTATAGTTTTATTAATATATTTTTTCTGGTAGTTTGTGTTTTTAGCAAATTCATTCATTAGAAAAAATCTACTAACCGCTGGTTTAACCTCAAATTCGTCTTGATCAATCAAAAATCCAAGCATTGTAAACTGATATGTTTGCATATAGAATCTACGTCCATCTATCTGGTCAATAGGTGAATTATCCTCTATCTTATCCATTATAATTGGTATATAATGCCCTTTAACAACAGTATATGCTTGTCTTGATGCGAATTTTTGTAGAACAATCTTATTAAATCTATTTAATTCTCTAAGTTTTGTACAAACTATTGTTACTTCATATGTGATATCAACAGCAACCGGCTGTGGTATTTTATATACATCAGCACCCATTTGTGTTCCGTTCCAAGTAGCCACTGAAGCATAATGAAACTGGAGCCTATCTGGTATTGTTCTAGTAACTGAGGGGTTTGTTCCAGGCTGAACATCTGGTCTTCTAATAACACCAACAAACGGTACCTTTAAATTCCCATCATCATCAGAGAATTCCCAGGTATTCATAATCTGTGCCCACCTTTGTATTGTTAATATTTTAGGAATAACAGGTATTTGACTACCATCAGAAATAACCACAAAGTTATTCTTAATAAAATCTAACATCCCAGAATCTAAATCGTCATGTAAAACAGAGTCAGGAAGATAAGAATCTGACTTGGTTATTTTCTCCAATAGTTCTTGTCTTCTTTCGGTAAGTTGCTTACCCTTGTAGATCTGAATGTCTGTTTTTCTTTTAGGTATTCCCATTTTATACTCCTCTAAATTCTTGTTCTTGAGCTATCGCGCAAGTAATTGTTCTATAGTATGGTTTAAAACCAAATAGATGATGTTTATTATCAGATGTTACTCTACCGTCATTTGTAACGGTATAGAATCTAACCTTATCTTCAGATTCTGGATAACCAATATAATCCCCGTATTTTATATCTACTCCTAATTCCTCTAAATGTTTAATATAAACAGACAACATTAAATTACCAGGTTCTAAATAACGAAGCATACCACCCTTATATGATGCATTTTTAGGTTCTTCAACCTTAACTAAAGCATTAAACTCAATTGGTGGAAAGTATTTTATTTCATCTTTACCCACTTCACCATAAACATCGTCTTTATCTGTTTTTTGTCTATCAACCCTGTAAAGAACCAATTTCATGTTTAAATCCCCATGCAAATACTCTTGTCCTATTTGAACCTGTAAGCTAAAATCCTCTTCAGAGAAGAATTTGCTCATTCTAGTTATCGGTAATTTGTTCTCCATAATATCTATAAATAGTTTAGAAAGTGTTTGTAATTACTTATATTTTATTATTGTATGGAAACTAAAATACCAGAAATAGTAGCTAGAGAAATATTATTTTCATATGCTGGTTCGAACAACCATCTATTAGAACTCAAAAAGAGACTTTTAGAGAGTAAGAACTTTTCTTTAAGTAGAACACAGGCTGATTATATAATCAAGCATGAAAAGACTATACCTAAGGTTGCTAGAAAAAAAGTTAAATTATTTTCTTCCTTTGCTGATAAGATAATGGAAGACAGATTATTACCAAAAGCACCTGAAGAAATTTGGGTAGAAAAACTATTATGTGAGTCTGAAAAAGCATACCACATATGGGGTAAGGTTTTAGAATCTGATCAAATGCATTCTTTCTGGCTCCCCAAAATGGCAATCATTCAGGAAGAAAAAAAATTAGATAGAGAAATTGATTATACACCATATGATGTTAGGCCACCAATGGAACATCAAAAAACTGCCATAGAAAAATTATTAGCAAATGATAAGTTTATACTTGCTGATGATATGGGTTTAGGTAAAACAACCGCGGCTGTTATTGCATCACTAGAAAGCGGTGCTAAGAAAATATTAATTGTTTGCCCAGCTTCATTGAAAATAAACTGGGAAAGAGAAATTAAAAATTATACAGATAGAAGAATATTACTTATTGAAGGTAAAAAGTGGGGTTCTACTTTTGACTATTACATTATCAACTATGATATTTTAAAGAACTTCCACACAACCGACAAAAGTGAAGATAGTGAAGCATACCAATTAATAGCAAACGCTGGCTTTGATTTGGCCATTGTTGATGAAGCACATTATATATCTAATTCAACAGCACAAAGAACTAAACTCTTAAATGATATTTTAAGTAAGATACCTAAGGTGTGGTTATTAACTGGTACACCAATGACATCAAGACCAATCAACTATTATAATTTACTTAAAATAGTTGAATCACCACTAACGCTAAATTGGCAAAGTTATGTTTTTAGATATTGTGCTGGTTATCAATTTAGAGTTGGTAATAGAAAAGTATGGAATACAAGTGGGGCATCAAATCTAGACGAATTAAGGGAAAAGACTAAGAATCTTGTTTTAAGAAGAATGAAGACAGACATTCTGGATTTACCAGAAAAAATCATCACCCCTGTTTATCTAGAGCTCCAAAGTAGATTCTATGATCATGAACTAGAAGATTTTATTAGAATATCAAAAGAGAATAGAAAGAGCGAAAGTGTTTCAGTAACATTAAACAGATTAATGAAACTTAGACAATTAATTGCCATTGAAAAAGTCCCATATACTTGTGAATTTATTGATAAGTTTGTTGAACAAGATAAAAAGGTAATTGTCTTCACCAACTTTACCGCATCTCTGGATATGTTACATGAGAAGTATAAAAAGAATTCTGTTATTCTAGATGGTAGAATGAGTAAAGAAAAGAGACAGGAAAGCGTAGATAAATTTCAAAATAATGATAAAATAAAAATATTCATTTCAAACATTAAAGCTGGCGGTGTTGGTATCACCTTAACAGCCGCTGAAACTGTTATTATGAATGATTTATCGTTTGTCCCCGCAGATCACTCTCAAGCAGAAGATAGAGCATATAGATATGGTCAAAAAAACAGTGTGTTAGTATATTACCCTGTTTTTGAAAACACAATAGAAATTCAGGTGTATAATATTTTACAAAAGAAGAAGGGGATTATCGACCAGGTTATGGGTGATGGTGAATATAGCGATACTTTTGCTACCGAGTTACTTAAGAATTTATTATAGTTTTATAATAAATCTGGTATTTATAAGAAAAACAAATCTCAATGAGTACTGCAATTAGCCATCCTGAAAAAGAAAAGCTTTATAGCCAAATTCTACATTTATTAGGTATGCCTGTAAGGGGCGTAGAACTAACTGAAGAGCAAATGGACTCTTTTTTAGAGTTGTCAATCAATGAATATGAACAATTTGTAAGTGATTGGTTAATAGAATCACAATGGTCATCATTGGTTGGTTTAGATGTAGACAACCAATCTTTAACTAGGGCTTTTACAAGTAGAGACTTAAATTTTGAAACACAATACACTTATTCATATTCTAAAATCGTTGGCTTACAAGCTGGTGGTGACTGGGAGCTTAAAAAAGATTACTTTGATTTAGTTCAAAACCAACAAGTTTATCAAATACCTGCGGGTCGTGAAATAAACGAATTGTTATGGTTTAGTAGAGCCGAATTAACAGACTCTATTATAAACCCATTTTTAGGTGGTTTTGGTGGCTTAGGCGGTATTGGTTTTGGTGGTGCTGGTGGTTTTGCTCAAGTTGGATCATCAGGCTCTTATTTTATGTTACCTGCGTTTGATTTACTACTTAGAATGCAAGATAGAAATATTAAAAATAGATTAGTTGGTGGGGATTTAACATATAGAATTACTGCTGGCCCAAACGGCACAAAATTAATTCATTTAGCAAACGTTCCTGGTGGGAGGTATGACTTTTCTAATTCAGCAAAACACAACAATAAAGTATGGTATTGGTATTATGACACAATGGATAGAGATACATGTTTAGATGCCAACAAAGATGTTGTTAAATTACCATCAGATGTTATGACACAACAGTTAGCTTGGGATGAATTAAATAGACCAGCACAAAACTGGGTTAGAAAGTATCTTACAACATACTGTAAAGAATCTCTTGGTAGAATATATGGCAAATTCTCTGGTGACCTTAAAGTACCAGATAGTGATGTTAAATTAGATTATTCATCATTATTAACAGAAGCAAAAGACGAAAGAATGAAACTTAATGAAGAATTGATGTTAAGATTAGAACGTCTTCGCCCAGACAAAATGATGGAAAGAAAAGGTAATGAAGCAGAAAACTTGAACAAGGCCCTGAAATACAGAGCCATGCCAAGTCCATTTAACGTTATTTAATCTATTGGTATTGATGCGTGATATGCATAATCATGTGCATTATTCTCAATGATCTCATCATCTTGAATATCCCTAACACTTTCAGCTTGGAATGATACAACCTTTCTGTTATATTCAACCCATTTCTGATCCACATGATTTAAACTATCTTCTACGTACATAAAGAAAGGATCTTTATTTACTCTATTCCAGAATAAAACCTCACCATCAGATAATGTCATAACTTCATCCATACTATCTTGTCCACCTTCTTTTAAAGGAAACCCTGAAACTAACTCAGATTGTTTTTTGGTGAACTGTTGTTCATCAGCTGGATCTTCAATTAATATATTTTCTCTTATTTCAGGTTTAAACACAACTAAAAGAGGTTCAATTCTTTTATTAAAAGAAGTAATATTTCTGGCTACATTATACTCACCAGTCATATCAGGATTATTTGATAATTCTTTTTCTGGTATCATATAACAGTTCACTTGAATATAGTCCTTTGGAATTTCACCACCATACTTAAGCAAATATTCTTCCTTTTCTTTCTTTGTTGGTTTTGTTATTTTTTTAACATCGCCATCACCTTTTTTAGCCCCATTATTAATGTAATAAATTGTTTCACCTAATGTTGCTGGGTAATTACTTGCTAGAACTAATTCCATGTGTGCCTGTCGAGACATTGTAGCCCCAGACTTAGTTACCTTTTTACAATGTTTTTTATAATCATTAATACTTTGTTTAACACGAGCTTTACTAGCGATCTTTGCTAATGGTATTTCTTTATTATAAATCTTTCTTATTGTTGAATAATATAAATTTAAAAATGCTTGACCATCACCATTAAGTAAATGCACTAAACCTTCATCTAAAAATTCAACAACAAATTGCTGTAATCTTTTAGATTTAATAGTATTACCGGTTAATTTAATTTTTTCTTTACCTTTTTTTAGTATTTTGATGATATAATTTTTTCTTGAAACATTAATACATGCTGGTGCCATATAGTCAATATCTAATCCCATCTCATTTCTCATGAATAAGTCATTGAACTCAGCAGTATCCGCCTCAACACCAATATATTCTTTATCAAGATCAACCATTTCATTATTACCTTTACCAATATATTTGTGATCATTAATATCTTCTGGTGTTTCAAAGTTAACACCATCAGTATCCATCACAAGTGGTTTATATCCTTTGCTTTGAAAGAACATAATCATCATTCTTAAACACTGACGTCCAGTACAAGTGATTGTTTCACCCATGTTCATATCACCCCACGGAAATACATGAGGCGCTGATAGTGAACCAAAATATGCATTGATAAAAATTTTGATTGGTAATTGCTTTCGGTCATACATTTCCGATTCAACAGGATTACTACTTTTAAGATCAGCAGCTAAACGTTTGTACTTGATACGAATATTACGGAAATATTTTAACATAGATTTTTGAACCCCCATAACATCACAGTCAGGGAAAACATCATATACAAGTTGTATCGATGGATAAAGTGATGCATAGTCAAACTTCACAATATTTTTTGAATACCCAACATTTAATAATCTAGAAAGTCCACCGGTAATAGGTCTCTTTTCATCTTTAAGTGGTATTGCTAAATTATTATCATAAGACCAAGCAAGCATTAATATCTTCCAAAGAGTTGCTGTACCCATCGTTGATATTCTTTCGTATGTTGTTGGAATAACTTTTGACAACAAGAAGGTTGATTGAGAAAACGAATCATCAACAACCATAGTCTCGTACAAGTCATCATCAAGATATTGTTCAACAATTCTTTGCCCTGGCCATATTTCAAATTTACCTGGATATTTTTCTAGCAACCCTTCGGTACCTGGCTCACCAATTTTTTTATACTTTCCTGTTTTTGGGTTTACATAATAACTCTCATTTTCTAAATAAATTTTAGAGATAAATGCACCATCTACGTACACACGATTTTCTTTTTCTTTCTCTAAAAACTGAGTAATATATTTCAATCCCCAAGATTTAATTTCTGAGTTAATCGCTTGCGCTCTTCTAACACCATGCGCAATATCAACAATGTTAAATCCCCATAAAACATATTGCTGATATGGTTCAACTTCGTTAGCTAGTTTTAATTTACCTTCTTTTATTCTAATAGGGTTATTATTTAATATTTTGGTTAACGATGAAACATCTAAACCTAATATTTTCGCCCTCTTAAAAATGTATGGTAAGTCAAACGCAGCAGAGTTATAACCACCAATGATTGTTGGCTTTAATTCCTTAATGATTTTAAAAAACTGTTCAATACATCTTTTTTCACCATCCTCACCATACGCATCCAACAGCTTACTATACCCTCTATTATCCTTAACCCCAATCAATATGATGTTGGTTGTTTCAGGATCTAAACCAGTTGTTTCAATGTCAAATACAAGTCTATGTACTTCAGCATAATCTTCAATACCTTTAAATAATCTTTTTTTCTTTTGTACTAGATATTGTTCTGCTGGTGATAAAATCTGAAATTGTGATTTAAAATCTTCACCCCATGGATCTATACCACCATCTTTAAAAAAAGCAATCAAATCCTGATATCCATTAGTGCTCTTAACTAGATATTTTAAACCAGCGTCTAGTCTTTCATTACCCATGGTTTCAAGTTTAGTACTTAAGATACCATATTGACCCATCTTCTTTTTCTGTAATTCCTTACTTCCGTTGTAGAAGTTAAAACCAGATAAGTCACCCGCCCAAAGAAACGGTGTAAATGTATCCTCAAGGACTATCTTTCCTCTTTCTGGATGTTGTATGATTTTGTAAATTTTGTTTTTTCGGTAGTCATATTCAATACCGACAATGAACCTTTCGGGATCGGACCCGTTCAAGAAAGTTTCAATAACCTCTTGAGAAATAATCTCTTGCATGATTTATAATTTATGGATGACACATTAGCTTACAGTAAAACTGTAATTAGCCTTAATTAACCATAAAAATACACAAAATTCGTGAAAAAAACAAAAAACTATATAATATTAATGAATAGTTTTTCTCTGATAGGTAATATCAGCTTGTTTGTGGGGTTAGAATACACATCTAAAAACTGTACTGTTATTTTACCTTCATATTTTCCAGGTTTATTTGTTTGTCCATTTGCAAACCTGTATGTGATATAATATTCGTCAGTGGTCTGATTATATTTCTTATTTCTAGTTGTAATTAAACAAACACCATTTAAAATTTCTGGTTCACCAGTTTTATGATCAACCATTTCAAATGTTATATCCGAATTCTCTAAAAGATCATTAAACGACGACTTATCATTTTTGCCGTCATCAACTAATCTCATCTTTAATATTGGGTCAGTTGCCCCTTGTCTGATAAAAAATTCCATATGTTATAAATACTCTATGTTGATGTTATTGTTGGTGTGGGTGTCATGGTTGGTGTTAATGTTCCGGTTATAGTGGGTGTTGGTGTGGGTGTTGGTGCTGGTAATCCAGACAAATTGTCTTTACAGTTAACACCACAAATATAAAAATCATAGTCTTCTATTCTAGTTAAAAAATTATATCTAACATGAACAAAATCTAATGGTTCCTCATAATATTTTATTGCTTTCATTCTAAAACAACAAATACCATTATGTATATTACCCATTAATCCAGTTCCAGCGCCCCAAGACTGGATAAACGGTTGTTCACCCCTTGTTGAAGGAACAACTTCTTCCCAATTTTCTAATTTATAAATTGGTCTACCGTTTAGATATATTTTAAGTGTACCTAATCTTCTCTGTTTTTCATCCGCCCATTTTTGACTTAAGGCTTCAGCTGAATCCCAAACTGTTAATTGTGTGGACGTTACTGCTGTAACTTCAGTATTTTGATATGGTGAAGTTCTATAACCAATCATGTCATTAAAACCACCGTCATTTTCTACATCACAATTATCATAATGTTTATATCTATCAAAACTGATTGTAATATTGAAATCTTTTGTTGCACCAGTTGTGCATAATGTTGGTGTCTGCCCGCTAGCTAGATAATATGACTCACCATATTCACCATTAGCACAATATCCAGAATAATGGTATGCTTTCCAAATTATTCTACCGTCTGATGTAAAACCAAAAGATAAATTATTATCCGCATAATCAGCAACATCATTTGAACCCCTAACACCCAAATAGTAAAATATACCACCTGAAGCCCAACTTAGGTTATTTCTGTTAAAGATAAAATCCAATGTCCAACCTTTTTCTGTTCTTCTTGCTAAAGTTGGTGTGCAGTTATCCGCACCTTGACCCTGATTAAAGTCATATGCCCATGGCTTAACGGATGTTATTGGTGCCAACGGGGAACATGCATTTGGATTAATAATATTTCTTCTGGACTTATAAACGTCGGTTGTAAACCCAGATATTAACTGAGAAGCGGTATATCCACTTAGACTATTTGATGTTGGATGAGCTAAATTATATGAATCTATTTTAAAATAATGTGTCTCCCCGTTAATTAAATTAAATTTATATCTATTTGAATCAAGTATAGTATGTTTATACGTTGAGCCAAAATGATTAACAAAATTATCATAATTAACTGTAATACTTAATCCAGAATAGGTGTAACCACTAACTAAATCTGAAATATTATCTTCAGATAGGTTAATTAAGTTCTTTACACACTGCAAATTTGTTAAACTTCGATCAATTTTTAAGCTCTCATACACAATTGGGTTGTATAAGTCTAAAACGTCAGTATTATGGTCATTAGCGACTTTTGTTATCTCGTAATCATAAAATTCTGACGAATCTAGCTTGACATCCAATCTCGTACCATAAAACTTTAAAATATTCTGGCTATTCATATCTAAATAAATATCTTTCATAGCATTTGATATTTATATAAAAAAGATTCAATGAACGATTTTATAAAACAAGTAATAGAAGAGAAATTTGCATCGAAAGCCCAACAAAGGTATTTCTATGCTAAAGCCAATGAAAAGGGCGCAACTAAGAAAGAAAAGAAAAAGTGGAAAAAGTGGGCTAGTGAGTTCTCTAGCGATACTAATTTTGAAAAAATACCCGAAAAGGTTGAAAACAAAGAAGAAGAAATTGAAGAAATTGTTGATGAAAAAGGTAACATTAAGAGAAGTGATATCCCAAAATCAATTAAAAAATCTTTAGTTGGCTCAAAAAGAAGAACTGATAAAGTTGTAAAAAGTGCCGCCGGTACTATGGGAACCTACGGAATTCAAGGTACCGGTGTATCAATAAGATACTGGACTGAAGGGCAAGATGTTAGTGAAATAGCAATGGACGACACTCTTGGTTATGAAAACACCATGGGGGATGACAAAACTTATGAGGAAGCATATCATTACTTTACAAAGGAACTTGGACTACCAGAAGACGAGGCTAATGAAAGATTAGCCGCAATGGGGTATATTAAAGGTGAGAAAGAATTGGTGAGATTGGTTGAAAATCCCAAAAAATTTATGCAAGATTATATTGAGAGTGTTTTAGTTAAGAAAACCGAAAGCTCCGATGTAATAGAAAAAGAAGAAAATCAAACTGTTAACCCACTAATATTAAAACAAATTGATTCATTAAAACGATCATTAAGTAAAAATAATATACCAGTTGATAGCATTATTAAAAAATTAAAAGGTGAATAGTGATTTAAAAGATAGGGTATATGATATACCTGAAGAAGTTATACAAAAAATTAATCAAGCGTTAACTAGTGCGCCTGGTGATGATGCTCATGGAATCAAACGAGCAAAAACACTTTGTTCCGAAAGAAAGGTGACATATGGCCAACTTAAAAGAATTATCCATGATATCAAGCATATTGATAAAAATACTGAAAAAACTAGATATGATTTATATGGTGGTGAGTTAATGGAAAAATGGGCTAATACTTTTTTAGATGGTGAAAGACAATTAGTTAGATCTAAAAAAGTGGCTTCTCATAATATAAACAACAATACGGGGATGAATGGGTTAAGAAGCAATCCATTTAGAAAAGAAGGTGAAAGAAAAGATAGTAATAAAACTTATGTTAATTTATTAAAATCTAATTCCGAAGAAAATTCGGTTTCATCAATAAAACAAACTGGTCTATTTGAACAAGTTGAAAGAATTAAAAAATTAATGTAATATGGCAACACAATTAGAAATTATTGCTGAAAAAGAAAGACAAACACACTTATCAAGAAATTCTTATTTAGAAAAAAATGGTTATGGTGTTACACATGAGAACGCGTTATCTGATGGGGATGAAAAAGGTAAAGGTGATAACGGAACCATAGGATCATCAATAGATATACAAGCTAGAGTTAATAATTTAGCTAAAAACCCATATTCAGTAAACAACGAATACAATTCTAAAAATCCAAACGCACTATCTGATGGTGATGAAAAGGGCAAGGGTGAGAACGGAACTATTGGTTCATCTGTTGATATACAAGTTAGAAAAGAATTATTAAGTAAAAATACATATTTGCAAAATAAAGGTTATGGTGTAACTAATCCAAATGCATTATCCGATGGTGATGAAAAAGGAAAAGGAGAAAACAGCGGTAAGGTTGGATCGTTAACCGATATTAAAACCAGAACGGAAAGTTTATCTAGAAATTCTTACAATGAACAAAATGGATATAAATTAGGACATCCAAATGCATTATCCGATGGTGATGAAAAAGGTAAGGGTGAAAATAGTGGTAGAGTAGGTTCTTTAACTGATATTAATACCAGAACAACCATTGTTGCAGCAAATAAATACAATGGATCAAAAAGCTACCCAGATTTTTAATATGAATTTAAATAATATATTTAACGATGTTATTAGTGAACAAGATAACTCAATGCCAAAGACAACTAGAAACAAACAATTGTCTGATGCTATTACTAAGAGACATCCAATAACATTTTATTATAGTGGCCCAAGAAAGCCAAAGAAAAAAAGCGTTAAAGCTGGTTACCGTGTTAAAGCGGAAGCAGTTGCTTTGGGGTTAAACAAAAAGGGTAATTTAGTCATTAGAGCATGGATTGATAACCCCTCAAAATCTAAAAGAGGAACGCCATCTGATGTTGGTAATGAAAAAGCCAATTATGGTTGGAGAACATTTTTAGTTACGAGAATGTCTAGTATTCAAGTTCTTACAAAAGAAACATTTGATGTACCAAGAGAAAAGTTTAATGGTGGTGGGGATGATAATTCAATGAATGTTACATATGTGTCCACTAATTTTTCTAGTAAGTTAAAAGAACCAGAAACAAAGCGAGAACCAAAACCAGAGCCAGAAGAGCCAACAGTTAAGGTGGCACCAACAAAACCAACTAAAAAACCTGGAATTACAAAAATCACAAGAAATTTTGATAAAGAAATTACAACAGCTCAAAATGATTTGGCTAAAGTTGTTTCAGACATGGAATCCACAAATGAAAAATATAAAAAAGTTAAGGATACACCAGAAGCTGAACCATTATTAAACACATTAAAGGATTTAACAGCAAAGAAAAAAG